TAGAAACTTGCTCATACAAGTTGTCATCCAACTCTTCTTTAGTTACAATGTAACCAAGAGCGTATGCAACGTGTGTGTAGCGAGTTACGAAACCTTGGATCTCGGAATCGTACTGAACGCCAGCACCTTCATTCTTAACTGGAGCAAGACCGAAGCCAGTTAACTGAACGTCTTCCTCGTAGTTTTGATGTGAAGTATCTTTGTCGAAAAGATGGATGTACTCTTCAGGATGCTCATCATAAACCTGACCCCACCATGCTTTGATACCAGGCCATAGAGCCTTGGGATGTGTACCAGTTGTAATTACACCAGCCATTTTATTATTCTCCTATTAATTAAGCACCGAAGGCTTGTTTGTATTGATGCTTATTGAAAACAACTAACACGTCGTTGTAAGCACCAGGAACGTTAGTAGGCTCTTGGTAGAGACCAATAACTTGGAACATAGAAGCTGCAGTAGCAGAGCTATCGGCAGTTACGTATGTGCTAGAGAATGGTGAAGACTGGCTCAAAGTAGAAGTCTGGTCTGCAGTAATTGTAGGAACTGCAGTAGAACCAACTTTAGCATTTGCAGAAGCATTAGCCTGAACACGGTAAACAACTGCTGGATCTGTGATTACATAAACATAAGTATATGAACCAGAATTCAAGCTGATGTACAACTGTGCCAAGTTAATGTTTGTGCCTTGCAAGCTTACGCCTGGGTTAGCTACACGAATAGAAACAATAACGCCCAATGGAACGTCAGTTGCTCCTGCTTTGGTTACGAGTGGGGTACCGTTTGCGTCATTACCAACAGCAGACTTAACGATATCGCCAATAGCGTATGTGTTAGAACCGTCGTTAGCAATAGCGTACAGAGTACCTTGCTCGTTAAAGGGTGCACCAGTGATTGTGCCTACTGGCGACAATCCTGTTACGGCATTTACGTTTGCCATGTTTTAAAACTCCTTTTGGATTAAATTAATTTACCTTGATGCCAGCGTTATAGAATCCAGAGGAATCTACACCAGGTGTCTTACCACTGCGAATTGCTGCATCGGTTTTATCGTTCTTTTTCTGTAATTCAGCTTGGTCTTCGAGCCACCATTCTTCTTTGATTTTCATCAAGTAAGCATACATGGGTTCACCCTTTTCACCAGCACCTACTAGAAACCGAACCTTATCTCCTAAATCAGTATTACGGGAAGTTACATTCTCCATAGTACCGCCTACCTCACTGGGATGAACGAATTCATAACCGTTTTCAGTGGCATTCTGGATACGTCCAGGTGTGTCATTGAAAATATGCAAGTGAAACCCAGGTATTTCGTTTCCTACTTGCAGCTTCCCCTGAGTCCCATTAAATACGCCACGTTTACGTTCACGAGGACGCTCTACCTTAGTAGACTCTGGTGCAGCTTTAACTTCACGTTTGTTTTCAGTCATTTCTTCTTCTCCCTAATTGTATTACTTGAATAATTGCTTAAATAATTAATTGCTGTTTGCAAAAGATTAACGTTGTCTTTAAATTTACCAAGTCCGTGATTACAGTGTGTGCAAAGTAATCCTCTAACTTTTCCAGTACTGTGACAATGGTCTACTGCTAATTGTCTAATAAGACCACTGCGTTTATCAATAGCTGTTTCAGGTTGTTTACATATAGCACATACACCTTTTTGATTTTCTAGCATTTGCTTAAATTCATCACGTGTAATACCATATTTGTAAAATAACTGCCACTCACTATCGTACTGTTTTCGTTTTTCCTTGTTATTTTTGTACCAACGTTTCCATTGTATAGCTGCTTTAGTTTTATCACGAGTAGGCATTTTATTCCCAGTCGTACTCAGCTACATACTGTTCTCTTGTCATCAATCCTTGTTTTGTGAAGCGATCGCAAGCTGCTTTAGCTTCTGCTGGTAGTGCGTTGTAAGACTTCTTACCTGAACTTACCGATGGTCTAGCTGTTCCGTTAGGAGAGCCTTCCATTGGATTAGGTGTACGCTTTTTACCAAACTTATCTGGAAAAGTCTCAGCCAATTCCTGATCTAGTTTATCTAAGAATGCTTTACCAGTTAAACCAGGATTCTCTTTACGAATCTCAATGCCTAAACCGTTGGCAACGCCAGTCATTCTTGAATCTTTACCAAACCAATCGTTCTTGTCCATCCATTCATTTAAGAAAGGATCGGCAGTAACTTGTGGAACTTCTTTAGCCTTTTCTTCAGCAGCTTTTAATTCTTCTTTAGCTTCTAGTCTTTGGTCTTTCAACTCGTCCATAGCATCTTCAATCGCTAGGACACGGTCTCCATCACCTTGTGTGATTGCATCACGCTTGGCAACTTTTAACTGTTCTAATTGAGACTCAAGGTCTTTAGCTTTACGCTCGAATTGGTCCTTTTGGAACTCACGAAACTCTCGTGCTGCTTGTCTTGCTTCTTCAGCAGCTTTCTTAGCTTCATTCAATTCTTTAAGCAATTTCTCGTTGTTCTTACGAAGGATCGGCATAATTTCTTTGCCACGACGTACAAACGTCTCAGCATCTATCCAATCGTTCTCAGAGCCACGAAACTCCTCTTTGGCTACCCATCCCTGTGCACGTGCTTCTGACTCGTACTCAGGCGTTTCTGGAGTTTCTTGATGAACCTCTTGTTGCACTTCTTGCTGTACTACTTCTTGTTGAATTTCTTCACTCATTGTTTCATTCCCTTTAATAGATGTGGGTCAATCAACTTCATGTCATCATCTAGTTTGCAGACTAGGTTATCGTAGTTAATCATTCGATAATCTCGTCCATCTTTTCCTCGATACATAAGACCAGCATACTTAGCATAGCCAACTTTCATTCCCACTGAAACAACACCTTCTGGAACCTCTTCACCTACTGCAATAATCTCGCCTGTGGTGTTTGCAAGCTGTTCACGTTCACTTGTTTCCTGGGTAGCTATAATAATTCCACTAGCTGTCTTCTCTTCTACTTCTAATGGCAAGATTAGAATTCGGTCAAACACTGGAGTAATACCTGATGGATTAGACATCACGATTCTCCTTAGCTGACTCCATTAAATCTTCATAGGTCATCCGTAGAATACTGGTTACTGCTGCTGCACGTCCACGAAGATTAGAATCATCTTCAGTACCTACTAACAACATTTCTTTTAACCATTCTCTATCGTTATCCATTGCCTTCATGAAAGCTTTGGTAACTCGACTGCCTTGCCACTCTTGAAACTCCTGTTCTGTGACCACTACGGCCATACTTCCTCCTTGGTTGTTACATTACTGGTGGTACATCCCCTTCTTCTGGTTGGGGTTGATTCATATCAGCCATGTGTTTCTCAAAATCCATCATGGTTCTGAGGGCTGTTTGAATTCCTTCTTGCTTCGCTTTAGCTGCACCAATCTGTGCATCAATCATAGCGATTTCATGTCCTTGCTTGACACCGCCAGCTTGCTCGATAGCAAGAATAGCGTCTGCTTCTAATTTGTGAATCTTAGCTTGGTTGACTTCTAAGTCTTTCATGATCTTCATCATAGCTACCTTGAAGTTCATTTGAACCTGAGTAGTCTTAGTTTGTTGCTTCATCATCTCAATCTGAATCTTCTCTGAAGGTCCTGGCTTAATAGCGTTAGGTCCTTTTGGATCAGGTAAGAGTTGTTCAATGTTAGCTACCTTCATTGACTTGAGGTAATTCTTCTGTACTTCGTACATGTTCATGCCAGGTGTAGTTGTTGCTAACTGGAGCAACGCTGTAGCCTGTTGGATACGTTGAGTATCTGAAACAATGTTAGGATCTGCAGAAGGACGTACATCAGAAACAGGGCCATTATAATCATCCGCATCAATAAAGTTAGTACCGATGTCGGTGTTATAGTTTTGAATGCCCACAAGGTATAACTGGTTTAAACGATACAACTTTCTAAACTCATCTTTTAAACTACGGTAAGTACGCTTAAAGATACCAGAGAAAATCTTCATTCCCTGTTCAGCCATCGTCCTAGTAGTTTCTGCAGCAGTATTCTGTCCTGGATTTTGTCCGCTAAGAATGTCCACAGAACCACCAATACGCTCACCGTAATTGATGAGAAGGTTAAGAAGAGTAAACAGAACTTGAGAAGGTTCTCTAACTGGAAGAGGAACAATGCCTTTGCGGAGATCGTCACCTGTGGTATCAACGTG